ATCGCCCTGCTCGTGTTCATCGTGCCCCGCATACGCCGGTAGCCCCGTAGCCTCGCCCGCTAACCCGGGTTAGACTGGCGGCCTCCCACCCAACAGGAGGCCCGATGACCGACGCACTTCCGGCGGAGCTCATGCCCGCCCCGTTCGACCCCGACCGCATCCCTGCAGACGCCGACGACCCGGCCGACCTGGAACCCCTCCCCCCCGAGGTCGAGGCGTGGGAGGTCACTGACACTGGGGCCGCCGAGTGGGCCATGCGCCTCCTCGCCGCCTACGCCGCCGAGGGCGCCGCCATCAGCGACCAGGCCGCCCTCTACCGGGAGCAGATCGACCTGTGGGAGCGGCACGAGCTCGGCCGCATCGTCCGCAAGGTCGAGTTCTTTCGGGGGCACCTGGAGCGATTCGCTCTCGACTGGCGCCATGACACGGGCCGGGCCACGCTGACCCTGCCGTCGGGCGAGGTCAAGACCACTAAGCGGCCCGCCCGCATCGAGATCGTGGACGAGGCCGCCGTGCTGGCCTGGGCCCGGGCTCTGGCGACGTGCGAGGCCGACCAGGCCGCCCCCCGCAAGGTGAGCCTGTCGGGCGTCCAGGAGCTCTGCGTCATCAGCGACCGGGTGCACCGGGCCGACGTGTACCTGACGTGCGGGTGCATTGCAGGCTGGACGCCGGGTATGGCCACGGCCGCCGGGGGGCCCGTGTGGCCGCCCGAGTGGCAGACCATCCCCCCCGCCCCCCTGTCAGTGCTGCGCTGCCCCGAGTGCGGCGAGGAGACCGCCGTAGGCCAGTGCCTCCCCGAGGTCGAGCAGACAGTGACCTACCTGGGGCGCCCCGTCCCTGGGCTGGGCGTCAGGCCCGAGGACGTGACCGTGAAGGTCAAGCCCCGATGACCCCAGAGCTCGCCCCGGGCGTCTGCCGGAAGTGCGGCCGGACGCTGACCGCCCGAGTCACGCCGGGCGGCCTGCGCCTCGCCCGCCACCGGGCCGTCGCCCCCATCCACTGGAGGGCCGCACAGCGCCTCCACGTCACACCGTCCGCCTACTGCACCGGCCGCTGGGCCGACCCCGCCCCAACCCAACAGGAGACAGCATCATGAGCTACGACGACCCCGGGCCCTCAGAGGCCCCTCGACCCCGCACAACCGGCACCGCCACCTCTCGCCTGGGAGCCGGGCACGCTGCCGTCCGCAAGCAGGTACGGGCCCGCCTGGCCATCTCCGGCGCATCAGGCTCCGGCAAGACCTGGACGGCCCTGTCCGTCGCCGAGGTGCTCGCCCCCGACGGGCCCACCCTCGTCATCGACACCGAGCCCGCCGACAGCTGGCAGGGTGCGGCGGAGCTCTATGCGGACCGCTTCACGTTCGACACGATCCGCTGGGAGCCCCCGTACAACCCCCGTGACCTCGCCCTCACGCTCACCGAGGCCGGGGCCGCCCGTGTCCCGCAGGGCCGCTGGCCGGGCGACGGCGGCTACCACGTCATCATCGTGGACTCCGCCAGTCACTTCTGGCGTGGCGCCGGGGGCACCCTCGACATCGCCGGGGGCAAGTACACCGGCTGGAAGGAGGCCACCCCCATCCAGGACGCCCTCGTGGATGCGATCCTGCGCTCGTCGGCCCACGTGATCATCTGCACCCGGGCCCGACAGGACTACGTGCAAGAGCAGGGCGCCGACGGCAAGCAGAAGGTCACCAAGCTCGGCATGGCCCCCGTCCAGCGGGACGACCTCGAGTATGAGTTCCAGGTGGTGGCGCAGATGGACCAGCAGCACACCATCGAGATTGGCAAGACCCGGTGCGCCGCCCTGGCCGGGATGCAGTTCCAGCAGAACCAACAAGGGAAGTTCGCCGCCATCTTCGCCGAGTGGCTGGCCGGAGGGGTCGAGCTGATCGGCCAGGCGGAGGCCGACGCCCTGGTGGACGCCTTCAACGCCATTGACGCCGGGCCCGCCAAGGTCGCCGCCAAGCGGGACTTCGCCGCCCTGTACGGCAAGCCAGACCAGTTGCCCGCCGACAAGCTCGCCGAGGCCGAGGCGTGGATCAGCGCCCGGGTGACGGCCGCCATTGCGGAGGCTGTCAAGGAGGGGGCTCCTGAGGCCGGAGAGCCGGGCGAGAGCCCGGGGGCGCCAGACACCGCCCCGGAGGCTCCTGCGTCACCTGAGGCCGCCAGAGAGGCCGCCGACGAGGCGGCCGAGACAGCCATCGCCCGAGCCAAGGCCAAGGCCAAGGTGGCGTCATGAGCAGCGTCACCTACGGGCTCGTGGTTGGGCTGATCATCTTCGTGGTCGGCCTCGTGTTCTTCCTCGCCTTCCTGCCCGCCCTCGGCATCTGAGGGCCCGGGTAGGTTCATCGCCCCAACCGCCTCTCCTGACCCCGAAGGAGGCCCATGAGTGTCGCCGCCATCGACTGGGTGCTCGCCCACAGTCGCACCACCGGCTCTGACCGCCTGGTCCTGATCAGCCTCGCCAACCACAGCTCGGGCGAGCCCCACGAGGGCGCCTGGGAGTCGTGGCCCGGGGTGAGCCTGATCGGGCAGGAGGCCGGGCTGCGCCGAGACAGGGCGACCACCGAGGCCATCGGCCGCCTCGTCGCCCAGGGCGCCATCGAGCGCCACCTGAACGCCGCCCCCGACGGCCGCATGGCCGCCAACCGGCGCACCAACCTGTACCGCATCCTGCTCTCCGGGGGCATGCAGTGTGGCCGCTCCCGCTGCTCGTGGTGCGGCCCCGAGGTTGGGGGGCGCCCGGAGGGGGGCCAGAAACAGGGGGGCCAGAAAGGGGGGGACAAACCAACTACCAAAGATCCAACCCCAACCCCAAAACCCCTGGCCCCTCCGGGGCCTGAGGGGCGCCCCACCGCCCCCCAAGACCTCACCCTGCAGCCGACCCCAACCAAGACCGAGCGCAAACAGGCAACCGCCCCAGAGGCCCGCCCCCATTCCGCCACGGCAGACCGTCTCGCCCGGGCTGAATGGGAGAGACTGCCCACCAAGCCCGTCGCCGGGTTCCTGGCGCTCCGGGCCCGAGTCGAGGAGGCCCTGGACGCCGGGTACACCGAGGCTCAGCTGGAACGGGCTCTGCCCACCATCAAGGCGTTCACCCGCAACGGCTTCGACCTGGCCCTGCGGGACACGGCCCCAACCCAACCCCAACATGACCCCAGCCTGGACGGGGGGCGAGAGCTCCCCTCCGGAGAGGTGCACCTATGAGCGACATTGACCGAGAGACCATCGACGGCTACGTGGACGAGATCATGATGCAGTCGTGGGACATCGCCTGGCAGGCCGCCATCCCTGTCCGCTTCCGGAACGCCACCATCGGGGCCCTCGCCCCGTCGGTGCGTGACCCCATCGTGCGGTGGGCGCTGGCCTGGCAGCACGAGAGCCCGGAGGCCGGAGCTCTGATCCTGGTCGGCCCTGTCGGGACCGGCAAGACCTACGCCGCCGTGGCCGCCGCCCGAGAGTACGAGGTGCCCCTGTTCGTGCCGGTGGTCGAGCTGCTGGACGCCTTGCGGCCGGGGGGCGACCCCACCCAGTTCGACCGGGGCGGCACCGTGCACTCCAAGGGAGACGTGCGGGCGATTCACTTCGGCGTGACCCTCAACCGGGGCCTGGTGATCCTCGATGATCTGGGGGCGGAGCGGCCCACCGACTGGACGGCCGAACGGCTCTACGCCCTCGTCAACCGGCGGTGGATGGATCACCAGCCGACCATCGTGACGACCAACGCCGACCCGTCCAAGCTCGCCGAGGCGTTCGGGGCCCGAGTGTTCTCCCGCCTCGCCGACGGGGCCACCGTGGTCCGCTGCGGAGGGGAGGATCGCCGCCGTGCACGATGACCCGCTGTCCCGAGAGCCCGACGGCATCTGCACCCGCTGCGGCGGCCTGGGATGGGTGCACGTCTCGCCCGCCTACGCCGACAGGCTGGAGCAGCCCGCCCGCCCCGGGCATCGAGCCGCTCTGCTCAACACCGTCTACCCCTGCAAGGACTGCCACCCCACCTCGTTCTACGCCTGGGCGTCTGGCTGCCTCGACCCCGACCATGACCGCTTCAACTGCGACCGCTGCCAGGCGCAGGCCGAGCGGCCCCGGAGAGGCAACCGAACCCGGAGCCCAGGCCGCCCGCCATTGCAGGCGGTGGAGGCCGGGTATCACGCAGAAGGGCCTGACCTGTGACCGCCCCCGATGCCCACTGCAAGGGCTGCGGCCAGCCGGTCAGGTGGGTGCGAACGGAGGCGTCCGGGGCGTGGCTGTCCCTCGACCCCGCCCCGACTGACCGGGGCAACGTGACCCTCGTGCACGGCAAGGCCCACGTGCTCACCAAGGCCGAGCTCGCCCCACCGGGACTCCTCGACAGCCTGCTTCCCGGCCAGCCGCCGCCCGGGCCCCGGTACGTGCCCCACCGGGCGACCTGCACCAACTGGCCAGCGAGCAACAAGCGATGAGCCTCCGCCGCTGGGTGAAGGAGCAAACCCGCCGAGACGAGGCCGCCATCGCCGCCGGGCCCGACTGCATCTGCGGTCACGCCCGAGGCGACCACCGAGCCCCAGGCATGTTCGACTACCTGTGCCAGCACGGCTGCGAGGCCTGCTCGGGCTCGGGGTACCGGCCGGGCGACGGCCGCTCCTGGGCCGACGTGGCGCCCCCGGTGCTGCCATGAGGCCCGCCGACTACGTGGCGGTCATGACCACCGACGCCAAGGTGGTCGAGGGCCCGAACGGGGGCGACGGCCTGGCCACCTGTCCGCTGTGCCAGGGGGTCATCTCCACCGGCACGATCATCCACAAGCTGATTCCCCGCCGGGGCGGCAGCCACGTGTACGTCCACCAGGAGTGCTGGCCGTGAACGATGGAGATATCGCCGACGTGCTCGTCGCCCGTCTGAACGCCGAGCGTGCCCTCGCCGACCGGCTCGCCGCCGCACTGCGCAGCATCCCCGATCACACCTGGTGGCCGGAAGCGACCGCCGCTCTCGCTGCGCATGACGCCGCCCGAACGGAGGAGGGGCCGTGAAGCGCCGCACCCCCCTCCGGGCGAGCCTGGAGACAGCCCGAGCGTGGGAACGCCGCTCACGCCGGGCTCTGCCCGTCCGCCGTCGGGGCACCCCGCCAGAGCTCCGGGACCGGGCCCTCCTCCGGGACGGCGGCTGCATGTTCCACGTCCACAACGTCGCCATGCTGATTCCGGTGCTCGAGGAACGCCCATGCTGGGGGCGCCTCGACCCGCACCACCTGTGGCCACGAGGGAGGGGCGGCCCCGACGAGCTCGGGAACCTGATCACCCTGTGCCGGCGCCATCATGACTTCGTGCACGGCCACCCGGCCTGGGCGACGGACCTGGGGCTGCTGAGGGGGCCCGATGGCTGACCAGATGTGGAGACAGGCCGAGCTCGTGAACGGGGACCGCCACGCCGTGGTCACGCTGCCCGACGTGCCGGGGCTGAGGGTGGGCGCCTGGGTGACGCTCAAGGCCGACGGCCGGGCGAACCCCCTGATCCTGGTGGAGGGCGAGTGGTTCGTGAAGTGGCTGGGCGAGCCCCGGGCCGAGCGATTCGTCTGGGACGGGGGGATGCACGGCATGGACAACCTGGCATGACCGGGCCGCCCATCTCGCACGCCGACTTGCAGGCCACCGTGGTCGAGGCGCTGCACGTCCTCGGCTGGCGGCACCTCCACGTCCGCCGCTCCATCGGGAAGGGCCGCAAGTGGGTGACGAGCACGAACGTTGTCGGCTGGCCTGACCTGTTCTGCTGGCACCCGGTCGCCCGCCGCCAGTTGGCCATCGAGTTGAAGGTGCCCCCCGACAGGCTGACCCCCGAGCAGCACCTCGTCCTGATCGACCTCGACGCCGCCGGGGTGGAGACCGCAGTGTTCACACCGGGCGAGCTTCTGGCGCTCGGGGCTCTGCTCCACCCCAAGGGGCCCGCCATGTGGGGCCTCCACGTCCGCAACTACGCCCCCAAGAAACCAGCCTAACGGGGCTATGGTCAATGGTCCATGGACCATGCTCCATCCACCGACTGAGGAGGCCCGATGGGGACACCGCTGGGAGACCTCGATGGCGAGGACTTCACCCACACCACGATCAAGCTCGTCAACGCAGGCGACGGCCTGTCCGACGCCCTCCGGGTGGAGCCCGTCTGGCTCCGCAACGGTGACGAGGGCTACTGCATCATCAAGTTCCACGTCGCCTCGATCACCGGGAAGCCGTGGGTCGGGAAGGCCGGGGCGACCGGGCTGGAGCGCATCGTCACCCTGTCCGCTCAGGCCGCCGCCCTCGCCGACGAGGACCTGGTGGGCCCGGTCATCGCCGAGATGCAGACCCGCCTCCGAGAGCTCCGGGACGCCGAGGCCGGGCAGGGCACCCTCGCCGAACGGATGGAGGCCAGCCAGATGGAGGTCATGCAGTGAAGCGTGAGCCCAAGCCCCGCCGGGCGCCCGCCGTGCAGACCGTCAACCTGGCCGAGGCCATCGCCGCCACCCAAGGCCCCGACGGCATCCTGATCGCCCTGGCAAGCCTCGCCGGGCCGATCAACGATGCGAACGCCGTCCTGCAGAACCTGTACGACCGCCGCCGGGCCCTGTGGGCTGAGGGCATCCGCCTGGGTATCGGCCCGACGACTCTCTCCCGGGCGTCTGGCGTGGCGGACAGCATGGTGCACCAGTCGCTGCGCCCCAAGGCCGCCAAGGCGAAGGCCACCAAGGCCAAGGCCTCGTGACAAGGTAGACCGCACGGGCTAACCCGTGTTAGGCTGGGGTCACCCAACAGCACTACGCCCGAGGAGGCACCCAGTCATGACCCGCACCGACGCAAAGCTCGGCCAGCGCATGTTGCTCGCCGTGAACCTTCCGACCCTCGCCATCCAAGACAGCCCGGACGGCACCTACAGCCTGTACGCCCGCCGCTCGTTCGGCGCCACGTGGACCACGCTCGATCAGGTCTACGAGACCCTGGACCGCATCTCATGAGCCCGGCCCCCGAGACCACGCCGACCATCCAGTGGGGCGAGTCCGGCCGGGTGGCCGCCATCGACTTCCCCTGCGGGCTGCTCACCAGTGACGATGACCGCCTGGTGCTCACCCGCCCCGAGGCCGTCGCCCTTCTCCGGGCTCTGCTCGGGGACCGCCGCATCCGGGACGACCTGGGCGCCGACCTGGAGACCTACCTGTGAGCGACCTCGGCAAGCAGATCATGAGCGCCGTGGACGACGGCATCGCCCGCATGGCCGCCAAGGAGTCAGGCGACCCCCGCCCCGACCACTACGACGACCAGCGCACGACAGGCTTTGTGGTCCGCTGGGAGACGCACGGCACCCGCAAGGACGGCACCCCCTACACCTCCGTCTCGTGGTGGTATGGCGACCAGGGCTACTGGAACGCCTGGGGCGGCCTCGACTCGTCGGTGGCGTGGTGGCCGGACAAGGTGAAGGTCAAGCTGGCGCTCCGCCGGGCTGGCCTCGCCAGCAAGCCGGGCGTCCGCATTCAGACCATCGCCGACGCCAAGGCCGAGTTGGCCGACCAGTTGGAACAGTCGGCCGGGAAGCTGATGGCCCGAGCCGTCCGCCTGCGGGGGCGACCATGACCGACAAGCCCCGCCTCCGCCGCCTGACCGAGGGTGAGGACCCGCTCGACTCGACGTGGGAGGTCATCCTCCCCTGGGACGCCATCGGCTGCGTCAGCGCCCCCAAGGTGGGCGACAAGCCCCGTGAGTGGGCGTGCTGGTCGTACCGGCCCGACCCCGATGACCCCGTGGACGCCCTGGCCGACGAGCGAGAGCTCGCCGACCTCGGGGCCAGCCCCGACGAGGTTGACGACCCGGGGCAGGCCGCCCGGACCCGACAGGCCGGGGCCCGCTTCCTGTTCGGGGGCTTCACGACCCGCAAGGCCGCCGTCACCTACCTCGTCGCCCACGAACTGGGGATCACATGAAGGTTGGCACCGTCCCGATGTCCACCCTCCGCCGCAAGGGCTGGTCGGCCGCCGACAGGCTCGCCGACCGATGCGACCACTGCGGACACGAGCGCCACGAGCACGGCCCCTCGTGCACGGCCGCCATGTGCGCCTGCCCCCTGTTCCTGGAGCGGGCATGACCCGCCTGGCGCTGCGCCCCTACCAGCAGGAGGCCCTCGACGCCGTAGCCAAGGCAGAGGCCGAGGGCTGCCGCCGACAGTTGCTCGTGGCCGCCACCGGCCTCGGCAAGACCGTCATCTTCGCCCACCTCGCCGAAGGGCGGCAGGGCCGGGCCCTGATCATCGCCCACCGAGACGAGCTAGTCAGCCAGGCCGCCGCCAAGCTCGCCGCCCAGTGGCCCGAGCTCGGCATCACCCCCGCCTGCGCCCAACTGCTCTCCGACGCCAAGGAGCCCGAGGTCCGCCTGATGGCCGCCGCCGCCGACGTCCGCCGGGGAGGCATCGGCATCTGCAAGGCCGACGCCGATGACGTAGACGCCCAAGTGGTGGTCGCCTCGATCCAGACACTGGCGAGGGCCCGCAGGAGGGACCGCCTCGCCGCCTCTCGCCCGTTCGACCTCGTGGTCGTGGACGAGGCCCACCACGCCGCCGCCGACAGTTACGGAGCGGCCCTCGCCGCCGTCCGTGCCGGGGAGCCCGACGGCCCCCTCCTGCTCGGGGTGACCGCCACACCGGACCGGGGCGACGGCAAGGGGCTTGACGACCTGTTCGACCAGATCGTGGCCGCCTTCGACATTCTCTGGGGGATCAGGGCCGGGTACCTGTGCGACGTGCGAGGCCTCCGGGTCGTGGTCGAGCACCTCGACCTGTCCGGGGTGAAGGTCCGCCGGGGCGACTACGACCAGGGCCAGGCCGGTCAGGCGATGGAGGACGCCGGAGCGCCCGAGGCCATCGTTCGGGCATATCTCGAGCACGCCCCCGGGAGGCGAACCCTCGTGTTCACGCCCACCGTCGCCTTGGCGCACCAGGTGGCCGACGAGTTCAACCTGTCGGGGGTGCACGCCGCCGCCATCGACGCCTCTACCCCGCTGGACGTGCGCCGCTCCGCTCTGGGCGCCTACGCCCGGGGTGAGCTGGAGGTGCTGGCCAACTGCGCTGTGCTGACGGAGGGGTACGACGAGCCCCGCACTGACTGCATCATCGTGGCCCGCCCGACCAAGTCCCGGGCCCTGTACGCCCAGATGATCGGCCGGGGCACCCGCCTCCACCCGGACAAGGCCGACCTCCTCGTGCTCGACGTGGTGGGAGCGAGCCGGATGCACAGCCTCGTCACCGTGCCGTCACTGATGGGCATCGGCGAGACCGACTTCGCTTTCCACATGGAGGGCGGCACGGGGCTCCTGTCTCAGGTGATGCAGGCCCACGACGACGAGATGGTGCGCCTCGGCCGCCTCCGTGCCGAGGAGGCCGACCTGTTCCGCCAGCTGACGAGCTCGGCCATCAAGATCGCCTGGGCCCGTGTGGACAGCCCCGACCCCGAGCTCCGCCGGTACGCCCGGCCGATGGGCCCCGGGGAGCCCACCGTCATCCTGGCGCAGCGAGAGCCGGGGGACGTGTGGACGGCCGGGCTGCTCTGGCCCGACGGCCGCAAGGAGGCGCTGATGGCGCTCCGCCCGCTCGCCGAGTGTCAGGGCGTGGCCGAGGACTACGTGCGGGGAGGGAAGGCCCTCGTACTGTCAGTGGCCGACGCCCCGTGGCGAGCCCGGGCCGCCTCGACCCGCCAGAAGATGTACGCCCGCCACCTGGGGGTGGACGTGCCCAAGGGCGTGACGGCCGGGGAGCTCTCCGACCTGATCGCCGCCGCCCAGCTACGCAACGGAGAGGTGAGCCAATGAGCCTCGACGTGGGAGGCCTGTACTCAGGCGTGGTCCTCACCGACGCCGCCGACATCGTGGAGGGCCTGCTGGCGCCCGACGTGACCCCCGACCGCATCAGCGACCTCCTGGAGCACGCCGCCGACGACGCCGACCGAGCCCACGCCGTCATGTTCTACCTGGTGCTCCGCTGCCGAGGCATCCCCTACGGCCACCCCATCGCTGACGGCCTGACGGCCCCCCACGTCCACGGGGCCCAACTGATCCTCCCTCCGGGGGTGCGATGAGCGCCCATCCGGTGCAGGACTACGAGGGCCACCGGGGCGTCCGCCTCTCGTGCGATGGCGACCCCGCCTGTCAGCAGTGGCGAGGCCTCACCGTCGCCCCCGGCAACAAGTCCCCCCACGACCACCTGGTGCACCTGGCCCGGGAGAGCTCCGCCCACTTCGCTGGCTGGTCCTACAGCCCCGAGACCGGGGACCGCTGCCCCGACCACCAGCCCGCCTAACGTGGCCCCATGACCTCAGCCCCGACGCAACGCCGCCTGGAGTACCTGCCGCTCCGCCAGATCATGAAGGCGCCCCGCAACCCCAACGGCCACGACCTCCCCGCCCTCGCCGCCTCGATCCGCCGGCACGGCTTCGTGGAACCAGTCGTGGTGGACGAGAGGACCGGGTTCCTGGTCGGTGGCCACGGCCGCCTCGACGTGCTCGCCGAGATGCGAGACGCCGGGGAGCATCCCCCGGAGGGCATCGTGGAGCAGGAGCGGACCGACCGGGTTCCCGACGACGCCCCGGTCGAGTGGCTGGCGCCGACAGTCCTGGGGTGGGCCAGCCGCTCAGACGCCGAGGCCGAGGCGCTGCTGCTCGCCATGATGCGCCTCCCCAAGCAGCCCGTCGCCGCCATCGACCTGTTGGCGACCATGCTGGACGAGCTCTCAACGTCAACCGACCTCGCCCTGGAGGGCACCGGCTACACCGCCGACGACCTCGATGACCTCCTGGCTGGCCTGTCCGAGAGCGCACCCCTGGACGTGGCGTTCGGGACCAACCGTGACTCCTACCCGGAGCCCTCCTACGGGGAGCGCACCGAGAACTACCGCAACAAGCAGGTCCGGGCGATGGTGTTCGACTACCCCCTGGACGATTACGCCCTGGTGGCCGAGATGGCGGCCAAGGCCCGCCCGGCCTTCGGCGTGCAGTCCAACGCTGAACTGTTCCAGAAGATGTTGCACGAGTGGGTCGAGGCCCACCCATGACCGACCTCGGCACCGCCCCCGCCGTCACCGTCGTCCTGCCGCCGCTTGACCCCGACGCCCGAGTGCGGGCCGACAAGCTCGTCCGCCAGGGCGCCCCAGCCGAGCCTGACGGAGCGATCATCAAGGCCCCGTGCCTCGTGAAGGCCGGTGACGAGACCGTGGCCGTGGTCTTACGGCTCCCGCCAGGCCAGCTCGCCTACGCCCGCAGATCCTTGTTGGCTTGGCCGTTCGACACCTCGGCAATGCGGGCGTCAGGTATCAGATCAAACAGCCGAAGCTTTGGGTATCTCGCCCGGCGGACGGTGCTGCAGCGGGATGGCTGCCGGGCCTGTCAGGGCTCGCATAAGTCCCCTGATGCCCACGATGGAATCGTCGCCCAGGCCGCTGTCCTGTCGGCCATGTTCGCCGCCGCCGCCCCGGACCTCGCCGCCCGAGACGAGGAGGCCGCTCAGATCGTTCGTCCCGAATGGCGCCTGGGCGGCAGCCAGTGGACCTCCGGCATCGCCAACAGCACGTCCGTCCTGCCGTACCACTACGACCGCAACAACCTGAAGCCGATTTGGTCGGCGATGATCGTGGTGCGCCGGGGCGTCCGGGGCGGCTACCTCCACGTGCCCGAGCTCGGCGCCTCGTTCCAGTGCCGGGACGGTGACGTGGTGTACTTCCCGGGCTGGCGCTTCGTGCATGGCGTGACCCCGGTCAAGGTGATCGAGCCCGACGGCTACCGCATCTCCGCCGTGTTCTACGCCGTGGCGTTGATGCGAGAATGCCTTGCCCCCGAGGAGGAGATGGCCCGAGCTCAGCGGGGTCGGACCATCAGAGAGGCTGACACTCGGGGGGCGATGGACCGCCCGAACCTCGGCCACTACATCGAAGCCTACGACAAGCGCAAGTCGGGGTGGCTGCTGTGCGCCTGCGGCCATCGGGCCGAGCTCCACCAGACCCCCGACCAGCGCTGCGCCACGCCCCACTGCGAGTGCGACGGTTGGACCGAGTGACCCCCGACCAGGCGGCCCTCGCCGACCTCGCCGCCTTCGCCCGGGTCGAGGTGATGAGCCGAGACGTGGAGCCGTGGGCCGACGTGCTGCGCTTCCTGTACGCCGACAAGGTGCTTGACGAGGAGGCCGCCCTGTGGCTGCTGACCCTCTACAACACGTACGACAGCCTGGGTTCGGCCTGTGCCGTGTTCGCCCGATGGCCGACCCCGTATCTGCTCCTGACCGCCCTCGACTTCCCCGAGGCCGCCCAGTACGAGTGCACTCAGGAGCGCCGCAACCTGAGGGGGGGCAAGGTGCTCGCTCGGCACGCCTCCTACGGGGCGCTGATCGCCGGGGGTGACTGGCAACAGTCGTGGTGGCTGACCCGGGGCCTGGGCGACTGGCGCCGCCCGGAGCTCTCGCCGACCGATGCGTGGGAGCCGATGACCGCCCACCTCCGCCGTGTCTGGGGGGTGGGCCGCCAGTCGGCTTTCGAATGGGCCGAGTTCCTGGCGAAGGTGATGGCGTGGCCTTTGGCCGCCCCCCACGCCCAGCTGTGGGAGAGCGAAGGCCCCCGCCGGAGCTTGCAGCGCCTCTACGGCAACCCCCGCCCGACCTCAGCCTGGCTGGACGAGGCCGCCATCGAGTGCAAGGCGTTCCTCGAGACCGAGGGCGTGCCCCTGTCCTGGCTCGACTTCGAGACGATCATCTGCGACTTCAACGTGATGAGGGATGGCCGCTACTACCCGGGCCGCCACCTGGCCGCCCTCCGGGAGGAGATTGACGGGGTGACGGGCGACCTGCGCCCTCCGCTGGAGAGGGCGTGGAGGTTCGTCGTGCCCCCCGAGTGGCAGGACATTCCCCCGGGCATCGACAAGGCCAAGCTGCCCGTGTACCGGGACTCCGGCAAGCTCCTGGTGACGGCATGACCCCCGAGGAGGCCGCCCGCTTCATGAACGCCTACGCCCGCCGTCACGCCGCCGGGGCGTTCGCCACGCCGACGGCCGCAGAGCTCGGGGGCGCCAACGTCCGCCTGTGGGAGGACAGCGAGGGGCGCCGCACGGTGGCCGTGGTGAAGCGCCTGACCCGGGACAGCGTGCGGACCGACTGGCTCGGGGAGCCGTACACGCTGCCTCGTGGGGCTGTCATCGTCACCCACCTCGCCCGGGATGACGGCGCCCCCGTGCCCGCCGACCTGGACGAGTACCACGCCGTGTTCGGCTACGCCGACGACCCGGAGCTGACCGCCGGGATGCTCCGCTGGGGCCGGGAGCGGATGGCCACGAGGATCAGCGCCGCCTCCGAGATCATCACGTGCTGGGGGTGGCAGGGCACCGGCCGCCCGACCCCCGGGCCCGACGGCGCCACGGTGGTGCCGTTCGCCGACGTGTCCGAGGGCATCTTCGCTGACGCCCTCGCCGAGCTCGCCCACGTCTCGGGGTGGGCCGACGACTACCCGTACTACAACCGGGACGGCTCCTGGTCGGCCCTGTCGCTGCGTGGGTTCGATCCCGACCCGGCCTGGGGCGTGAAGCCCGCCGAGATGGGCCGCAAGTGGAACGACGCCCACCCGGGAGCTCTGACCCGCACGTGCGTGTGGACCGACCTCGCCGACCGATGCCCCATCATGCGGGCGCTCGCCGAGGCGCTGCCGTGCCGAGGGCTTGAACGGGTGCGCCTGATGCGCATGACCCCCGGGAAGCTCCTCCGGCACACCGACATCACCGACAAGGCCAGCGGCCTCCGTGACGGGCAGATCGCCCGCTTCCACCTCCCCCTGGTCACCAACCCCCAGGCCGTCATGCACAACTGGGAGCTTGACGGCACCTGCTCGGACACGCACCTGACCGCCGGGACGTGGTGGTACCTGGACGCCCGCAAGCCCCACGCCGTCACCCAGGGCGGCACCACCGACCGCATCCACCTCGTGGCGGACGTGCTGTGCGCCCCGTCCACCCGTGACCTTCTGGAGGCCGCATGCTCGGCTGCTACCTGATCGGCTCCCCCGGGGCTGGCAAGTCCACCCTCATGACCGAACTGACCCGGGGCCTGCCGTTCATCGAGGGCAAGGTCGGCCTGGTCGCCTTCAAGCACTACCGGGACGCCGACGGCCGCACCGTGGCGGCAGAGCTCGGGGCGCCCCACCCCCTGTTCCCCGGCACGGACCGCCTCTCGATGGCTGTCAGCCCCGACGCCATCGCCTGGGTGCAGGCGGCCCCCGCCCCCGTGGTCATCGGCGAGGGCGACAGGCTCGCCACCCGCCCGTTCCTGGAGGCGTTCGCCGAGGCGTGCGATGGGGGCTTCACGCTGCTCTGGCTCGACACTCCCGAGAACACGGCCCGGGCCCGCTCCGCCGCCCGGGGGACCGCCCAGAACGAGGGGTGGCAGAAGGGGCGCCGCACCAAGGTCAACAACCTGGCCGCCGCTCTCCCCCACGTCCGCCTCGACGGCACCATGCGCCCCGAGGTTCTGGCTGAGCACGCCCGGGCCGCCTCCCCCGCCCTCCAGGCTCTGGGCAGGCTCGCCCGGGTAGACGGCGCAGCCTAACCCGGGTTAGACTGGGGCTGCTCCCATCGGGGGAGCGCACGTCAGCCCAAGGAGAGCCCCAACATGCCCGACTACTTCGAATCAGGTTTCTGCGTCCGCCAGCCGTCATGGCACGGCAAGGAGACGCTGCTGCAAGAGCACCCGGAGAACTGGGAGCAGGCCCGCAAGCTCGCTGGCCTCGACTGGGAGCCCGAGTACCAGGACCTCTACGTGCCCGAGACGTACACCGTCGGCGCCGAGGTGCCCGAGGGCTCGATCCACATCCGCACCCTCCCCTCCGGTGACGACCTCTGGCACGTCCCGGTCAACGGCCACCAGGCCATCGTTCGCAACGACAACCGCAAGGTGCTCGCCACCCCCAAGGACTCGTTCCGGATCATCACCAACAGCGAGATGGGCGAACTGGCCGAGGCGTACAGCGAGTCTTGGCGGAAGGCCGGGGCCAAGGTGCTCTGGGACACCGCCGGGAGCGTGGAGGAGGGCCGCAAGGTCTACGCCACCCTGCTCATCGACGAGCCGTACCAGATCACTGGCGACCCCTCCCCGATCCTCCCGTACGCAGCCTTCCTCAACGCCCACGACGGCATGGGGGCCGCCAAGGTCGTCAACACCCAGACCCGGGTGGTCTGCGCCAACACGTGGAAGATGGCCGACATCGACGGTGACCGCACCGGCCGCCAGTTCGTCATCCGGCACACGTCTGGCGCCGGAGAGCGCCTGGAGGAAGCCAAGGCCGCCCTGTCGGTCCTGCGTGACGAGGTGGAGGAGTACCGGATGCTCGCCGAGGACCTCGCCTCGATCAACGTCTCCGACGCCCTCGTGCAGACGTTCCTCAGCGAGTTCATCCCCGTGCCCGAGAACGCCGGGGAGCGCACCCGCAACGGCCGCCTGGAGCGCCAGGCCATGTTCCTCAGCCTGTACCACTCCAGCCCGACCACCGACGGCATCCGGGGCACCGCCTACGGGCTCCTGCAGGCCGCCGGGGAGTACCTCGACCACCTGCGCCCCTACCGCAACGCCGACACGTACCTGGCCCGGACGCTGCTCTACAGCGAGCCGATCAAGGGCAACGCCCACCGCCTCGTCCGTGAGCTCGTCGCATCGGGCGTCTGATGGGGCCCAACACGTCCCTGCCCCGAGTCGCCGTGCGCCCCCTTCGGGGGGCCACGGCCGACGCCCGGCCCGCCACCCCCGAGGAGGCCGCCGCCTGGAACACGGGCGTCTACGCCGGGGAGCTTGTCCGCTTCGGCTTCACCGTGGAGATCAGGGAGTACCACGCCCGAGGCCTCACCCAGGGCCTGCTCTGGGTCGGCCGCCCAGGCGGCCAGCCCGCCATGATCCGGGTCGAGCTCGACCCCGAGACCCAGAGCCTCCGTGGTGTCTGGGACAACTGCACCGTCATCTTGACCGGCGGCCAGATCAACGCCCTGACGGGCATGGTCCGCCGGAACCTACGCCGCCTCAGGGAGCACAGCGGACGCAGAGCCCCCGAGACGGTGGCGGACCAGGAGGCCTTCCTGGTGCGTCTGATGGAGACCCTGGTTGAAGCCGGGGCCAACCGCCGGCACGTCGAAACCGAGCCCCCCGGGCTCTACGCCGTGCCCGACCACGAGGAGACAACCTGATGCGAACACTCACCCGGCTCGCCCTGGCAACAGGGCTGGCCCTCATGATCGGCAGCCTGGGCACCCAGGTCATCGCCGGGGCGACCGGCGGCCCGCCGCCGCCCAACCCCAACCAGGTCGAGTACTGGTGCCCCACTGGGGGCGTCAAGCTGGAGCCTGTCTCGACGCCGTACACGGTGCCCGCCCCCCCGGAGGGGTACGTGTGGACGCTGCTGGTGCTCAAGGCTGGCTCGGGCGACGGGGAGAACGAGACCGTCAACAGCCCCGTGGTCGGCCAGGCCTACGTCCATAGCTCCGGCAAGGACATCTCCCACGTGATCCTCTGCAAGGCCGTCACGACAACCGTGCCGACCACGCCGACCACCGAGGGCGATGACCCGCCGTGCGACGAGGAGAACGGGCGTGAATGCCCGACAACCACCCTCGCCACCACGACAACGGCGCCGACGACAACGGCCCCGACAACCACCCTGGCGACGACAACCACGCTCGCCACGACCACCACCGGCAACGTCGGTATCTGCTGCCTCCAGGCGACCACTACGGCCGCCACCACGACAACGCAGGCGCCGACGACTACTGCCTCTCCGGTGACGACAGCGCCCCCTACGACGCAGCCGCCGGACACCACCCCCGAGCACGTCACCGTGCCCGACGCCCCCGCCACCACAGCACCCCCGGCCCTGACCGAGCTCCCCCATACGGGCCTCGCCGGGACCACGTGGATGCTGATCGCTGCCGCCGCCCTCCTGGCAGTCGGCTCCGGGCTCGCCCTGTTCGGTAGGCCAGTCCGGTGACCGGGCTCGTGCTCCCGCTCTGGGGCGTCTGGGTGGCAGCTTTCGCCTGCATGCTCCTGGCGCTCGTGCTCGAGGAACGGGTGCACGAGTGGAGGGTCCGCCGTCGGAGGGCCCGCCGTGGCTGACCCTCACCGGCTCGACGTCCGTGAGGTCCGGGTGACCCCCCTCGATTCCGAGGGGGCGCCATCCGGGCCCACGGTCACGTACCTGATCCGCACGCTGGAGCCTGTCGGCCGGGTGCGGCGCATCATCGCCGCTCAGCGCCGGAGGAGACACCGATGACCCGCCGGGCCCGAGAGCTCCTGCTCCTGGCCCTCGCCAGCGCCCCCTACCTCGTGGTGGGGGGCGCTCTGGCGTGGGAGGCTGTCACAGCCCCGGAGGAGCCCCCTCGCACCCGCAGGTGGGCCGGGGTGGAGTACAGCCCCGAGGCTTGCAGGGTCAACGAGGTCGGGGCTCTCGTGTGCGTCTCGGGGCTTGGGTGAGGTCGGCCGCCGGGGCGCCTCTGGAGTGGCGCCGCTTCTCCCTCCGGTACCGGGTCGCCGGGCAGCCGTGGCCGACGCCTCTGGGCCGCCGACCCCGGCAGGTGGTCTGGTCGGCCTCGGCTGAGCGTGACCTCCGGGCCCGAGCCCTCGCCCTCGCAAACAGGCAGGCTCCCCCCGGTAGACCACCGGCCTAACCCGTGTTAGGGTGGGGGTATGACAAGCACTCAGCCCGAGAGGCACCCGCTGGTCGGCTGCAAGATCCACGATGCAGGCATCGTGGGTGGCCTGACCGGCCGTATCGTCCACGTGTTCGCCGATGGCGGCATCAGTGTCAGCTGGAACGGCAGCGACCAGGCCAGCACGATCAGCTTCGCCCGCATCCAGCGTGGCCAGTTCAAGGTCGAGGTGGCAGCGTGAGCGCCTACTACGTCACAGGCCGAGACAACCCGGGGCTGGCCTCGTGCCCCGACGGGTACTGCCCCGACTGCATGGAGCCCGAGGCCGACTGTGAGTGCGAGCCCGGCCCCCCCAAGCCCCCGGCCGCCACCCCCGTCCAGCGTGAGGCCCGCCTCGCCCGCCAGATCAACACCGAACGCAAGGTCGCCGAGAGCATGGCCTACTGGGCCGCTCGCTGACCGCAGACTCCCCGGCTCCGCCAGCCGGGTGAGCAGGGGCCCCCGGTCGTCCGCCCGCCCGGGGGCCCCGCCCTTTCCCCCCAGCACTCGCCCCGTAGACCACCAGGGCTAACCCGTGTTAGTCTGGTTTCGTACCCCAGAGCCCCAAGGAGGCCGTCATGCCCAACCCCCGCTTCTCCCTCGACCCCAGCACTGTCGCCGTTCACCGCAACGAGGCAGGCCATGTGGTCATCGACGTGGACAGCACCGTCCGCTCGCTGGCCCGCCTTCCCGAGCCCGCCACGACCGGCTGGCAGGGCGGCTTCAACGCCGACCTCCACTGCCAGCTCACCCCGGCCCAGGCCGTCAACCTGTTGAAGGCCCTCATGGAGTCGCAAGAGCTCCGCCTGGCCGCCGGGTTCGGCGAGCCCGATGAGGTCGCCCACGTCGCCCAGAACGGCCTGTCATGACCGCCGAACTGTTGGACGCCATCGCCGCAGCCTCAGCCCGGCTCTGCACCACGCAAGGCCAACGGAACGCCGCCGCCGACGTTGCCCTCGACCCGGACGTCCGTGTCCGCTCCGCCCAGGCCCTCCTCGCCGACCTGATCGAAAGCCAGGACGGCATGTGGGACCTCCCCGCCTCCGACGTGGCCGCCATCGCCGCCGTCAACGCCCTTCTCGACATGATGTGGGAGGCAATGTCATGACCTCCATCGGCCTGCCCTACGCCCCCGCCCGAGTCCTGCCCGTCCGCTACGAGCAGGACGACGGCACCACCGTCACCATCAACGCCTACTTCGTGACGTGCCCCGTGTGCGGCGAGCAGTTCCAGGGCGCCGACCCCAGCCTGGGCCGCAAGGACACCGACCTGACCGGCCGGGAGCGCCTGACCGCCCGCACCCCCGAGGACCAGATCACCAAGTCCGCCGCCGACAAGTACGCCCGCCACTTCCAGAAGGCCCACGTGGGGCACGTTGACTCGTCAGAGCCCGAGCCCGACTGGGGCGACTGGGGCGACCCCGACGTCCTCTCCGAGGCCGACCTGGCCCGCTGCAAGGCCCTGGCGCCCTCGTTCCACGCCCAGCTTGAGGCCGCCACCACCCGCCACCAGCCCGCCTGCGAGGCCGGGAGAGACAGCCGAGGGTGCCGAGGATGCGCAGCCGACGCCGCCGCCGCCCAGGCCCTCAACGAGTTTCTCGACACCTACCCCAACCAAGGAGACCCCGATGAGTGATGCCGACACCGCCAACCTCGTGTTCGTCCTGTCAGGCGACCACAGTGACCTCGACTTCCTCCGCCACCGGGTGGAGGCCGCCATCGAGGAGGCCGTAGCCGAGGAGGCCGAGCGCCTCGACGGTGACGTGGAGACCAACTGGGCGTGGGCCGACCAGCCCCTCGTGGACAAGCTGGTGGGCGCATGAGCAACGAGGACCGACTGGCCCGAGCCTGGGCCCCCCACCGGCTCAACGCCCCCCCGATCCCCGGGCCAGAGCTCCCCGGCCCGGCTCCCAAGCCGAAGGCCCCCAAGGTGGAGCGCATCCCCGGCGCCACGTTCATCGACGGCTGGTGCGACGACTGCTCCTGGCGGACGGAGTACATCACCCCGGCAGCCGTCGCCCTCTCCTGCGCCGAGCACGCCGGGGCCAACCCGGGTCACACGGCCCGCTGGCGCAAGGTCCAGCACAAGGCCTACGTGGTGCTCGCCCGGGACGCCTGATGCCCGCCTACACCGTCGCCCTCCAACGCCGATGCGAGACCTCGGGCTGCCCCCGCTTCGCCACCCAGGAGGTCCGCAACACGTGGAACGCCACGATGGGCGTCTACTGCGCCAAGCACGCCTCAGAGCTCGTCCGCACCCTCAACCACGAGTACGCCCTGTGCGACGTGCCCCACCTCGACCTCGGGCTCCGCTGCACCCGCAAGCCCGGCCACAAGGGCATGCACCGGGCGAAAGACCTCGGCCGCCCGGGCCGACAGGTCGAGTGGACAGCCCCCGAGTACGACCGATGACGACTGAGGCGTGGCCGCAACGCCTCCGCTTCTGCCCGTGCGGGCTCGCCATGTACGTCGTGGCCCCCGCCGACGGCACCCCCGACGAGTGGGTCTACGCCTGCGAGGACTGTGACCCGCACCTGTTCCCCCCCCGCCCCGAGGAGACACCATGACCCCCCTGCAGACGTTCGCCGCCGGAGCTCTCGTCGGCCTGACCCCCTGGCTCGTCCACCGCCTCGACCGGCACCTCCAGGAGCCGTGGAACGACTCCGGCCCCATCGAGCAGTGGTGGCGGACCCACACTTGGAAGCAGCGCCGCTGGGTCACCGATCTGCCCGAGAAGGCCGGGGGCCACCTCGTCGCCCGGCCGCCGCTCCGCCCGATCCTCGCCGCCCGCCGCTTCCGGGTCGAGTACGAGTGCCACTGCATCCACGGGCCCGAGGTCGGCTGGGCCCCGTACAAGGTCGGCGAGTCATGGCACTGGACCCTCCGGGGCGCCGAGTTCAAGCGCCGCCATCGCCCGCCCAGGCGCACGTACATGCGGGCCGTCGGCCTCGGCTCCGGGCTGATGGTCACCAAGATCGACCGGCGCACCGCCTCAGGGTGGCTGCCCGTCAGCATCGACCCCTGACCGCCCGGGGGGCTCCGTCGGGAGACGGCTGATCAGCGGGGTTCGACTCCCCGGCCCTCCACCACGCATAGGCTCCCCCCATGCCCAAGCGCACCGACCCCCCCGACCCCGGAGGCCAACCCTCCCGCATCACCGAAGTAGTCCGCTTCCGGGAAGTCACCGACGCCGACGGCGTAACCAACCTCGTCCCATTCACCCTCGCCGACCAGATCGTAGAACGGGTCCGCACCGGCCTCGACCTCACCGACGCCGCCGCCTCCGCCAACCTCACCAAGCAGACCATCTGGAACTGGCGCCGCCGAGGAGCCCTCAACCGAGCCCTCGCCGCCCAAGGCAAGCCGTACGCCACCGCCGACGGCCCCGCCTACGTCCAGTTCGTTGACGCCCTGGAAAGAGCCGAGGCCGAGGCAGAGCTCGTCCGCCTCGCCATCATCCAACGGGCCGCCGAGGGCGGCTTCAAGACCACCCGGGAGACAGTCCGCTACGACGCCGCCGGGGACGTGCTGGAACGGACCGTGGTCACCGAGATAGCCCTGCCGCAGTGGACGGCAGCCGCCTGGTACCTGGAGCGCCGCCACGCCCGGAAGTACGGCCGCAAGTCCCAACTGGCGGCAGAGGCCCTGTCGGGCCTGCTGCACGCCCACGACGACGGAGCGGACGACGAGGTGCTCCGAGCGGAGGCCCTGATCGCCATGGCCGAGGAGTTCAGCGCCGAGTGAGCCTGCCGTGCACCTACGTGGACGGGGTGCCCGTCCTATTCGCCGTGCACGGTGAGGCCGACCACCCGGGCATGACGGAGGAGTGGCTGGCGCCCCTGGGCCGCCGGGTGCAGCACGCCCCGCCGTGGGAGGGCGAGTACCCGCTGACGGGCTGCCTGCTGCGCCTCTCCCTCGCCAAGCTCGCCGAGGTCGAGCACCTGTTCCCCGACTGGGCCCGGGGCGGCCCGTAGTCTGCGCTGGTGCCAGCCCGGGCCCCCCTGCCGAGTCGAGACAGCCTGCAGGAGCTCCTGGCGACCATCCACGCCATGAAGCCGTGGCGCCGGTCCCTGTTCCTCTCGTCGCTGCCCGACGAGGACAAGGCGCTGATCGAGCGGGCCTACGCCCTCCACCAGCAGGCAGGCTGGCGGGCCCACCCGGCCGCCATGTGGGGCCACCTCGATGGGCGAGAGCAGTGGCGGCACACCGTGTACGTCAGCCAGGCGTTCGCCGCCGCCCTCATGGGCACAGGCCCGACCAAGCTGATCGAGAACATGCCGAGCCAGGTCGGCAAGACCACCGGCCTCATGGACGCCTCCCTCTGGGCGCTCGACTTCGACCCTCGCCTCCGGGTCATGTACGTCACCTACGACGTGAGCAAGGGCGAGGAGCTCGGGGGCGACTGCCGTGACCTCGCCGAGCAACACTCCGCCGACCTCCGCTTCCGCCTCCGCCGAGACCGGGGCCGCAAGGGCCAGTGGAAAACGGACCAGGGCGGAGGCATGTACTGCACCGGCATCAACGGTGCGATCACCGGCTACCCGGCCGACGTGCTCCTGCTCGATGACCTGTTCAAGGGCTGGGAGACAGCCCACTCCGACACCCAGCGGGCCCACGCCTTCGGCATCTACCGCTCCCAGTGTCGGCTCCGCATCCAGTCAGAGCACACGCCGATCGTGCACGCCGGAACCCGCTGGCACGAGGAGGACGTCCACGGCCAGCTGCTCGCCCAGGCCGCCGCCGACCCCGACGCCGACCAGTGGACCCACATCAGGCTCCCCGCCATCGCTGAGGCCCCCGACCCCCTGGCCTCCGACCCGTCCCTCCGAGCCCCCGACCCGCTGGGCCGGGCCCCCGGGGAGCTTCTGGTGCCCGAGCGATTCTCGGCCGCCGAGGTCAAAGCTCGCCACGTCACCCTCGGCACGTACCTGACCGCCGCCCTCGAGCAACAGCGCCCGGCCCCGGAGGAGGGCAACATCGTGAAGCGGGCCTGGTTCCGGCTGGAGGCCCAGCTGCCGGTGAAGGCCGACGAGTGGCTGTCCTCGTGGGACTTGAAGCTGAAGGACAAGGAGGAGGGCGACTTCGTGGTGGGCCAGGTGTGGGCCCGCACGGGGGCGGACATGTGGCTGTGCGACCAGCTGCGAGGCAAGTGGGGGCAGGAAAAGACCATCCTCGCCATCGCCCTCATGCAGGTCCGCTGGCCTCAGGTGAACGCCCACCACGTGGAGTGGGCTGGCAACGCCCCCGAGGTCATGGCCGCCCTCCGCAAGGCCGCCCCCGCCTACACCATCAACGATGACGACGCCGACGAGCTCGGGATGACAGCCGACGAGCGAGAGCTCGTACAGGAGATTCGCCGGCACGGCCTCCCCGGTCTGCTCGGGAACCCGGTGAGGGGCGACAAGGCGGTGCGCCTCCGGGCGCAGGTGCCGTACATCGAAGCGGGGAACGTGCATGTGCTGGCGACGGCCTCGTGGCTGCCCGGGTACCTGGACGAGATGGCCGCCTTCCCGAACGGGGCGCACGCCGATCAGGTGGACTGCACCAGCCAGGCCCTGTTGAAGCTCGCCAAGGGCCCGGCCTCTGCGGGCATGCCGCCGTCGGGGCCGATCCCGGGCCGCCCGAGGAGCGGGCCCTCGTTGGCCGCTGCGCCCGGGAACGCCCGTGGTGGGACTCTGGGGGGCCCGGGGCGTCTCGGGGCCCGTCCGGTCAGGTAGCCGCCGTCCAGAGGCCCCAGGCCAACAGGCCGACGGCCAGCCAGGCGAGGCCGACCACGA